TCGTCAAGAAGTAAAGCTCAAAGGTAATGTTGAACGTGCCGCGGCAGAAATGCCCGGCATTGTTGAGCATCGCTTTAATCAGTTACAAGAGATTGAAGCTATACTACACTATTTAAATATTGAATTACGTAGGTTGCGTAGTTCGTACTTTAAGAAATATCTTGAAAATTATCAACGAGCTCTGTCAAGCCGTGACGTTGAAAAATACGTAGACGGTGAGGCAGACGTTGTTGACTATGAAAAGATTATTAATGAATTTGCACTAATGCGTAACAAATGGTTAGGTCTACTTAAAGGACTTGATCAAAAGCAATGGCAAATTACGAATGTTGTTAAGCTCAGAGTTGCAGGTATGGAAGATGCTACCTTATAGAACAGGAAATATATATGTATAGTAAAGAATATCAAAAACTTTTAACAGACATGCATGAATCTAATAAAAAATGGGGTAGCGAATTTAAAAAATCTCCCATACCAAAAATGCTAGAAGATGCAATAGAAAAATATAAGCCAACAAGCATATTAGACTTTGGATGCGGCAAAGGATTTTTAACTAAAAAATTAAAACAACTATATACTAATATTGAAATAACTGGATGGGATCCTAGTCACGGAACAGACCTAGAAGGTAGTTACGACATGATTGTTTCTACAGATGTATTAGAACATGTAGAACCGGAATATTTACAAGAAACTCTTTATGATTTACAAACAAAAACAAATATTGCTCAGTACCACTTGATTGCATGTTATAATGCAGTGGCACTTCTGCCAGACGGCAGGAATGCTCATCTTTCTGTACATACGCCCGATCAATGGCAACAAAAGTTTTTAGATACTAATTATAAAATTTTAGATGAAAATTTAAACTCGTTTTTAAAAGAAAAGAAAGGAAAATCAGAAACTAACGGAAAGATACTTGTTATAGAATATGAAGTAGTAGTGGAAAAATAATGGTCAAATATCAAGAGTTACAAATTGACAAAAAAATAAAAAAAACAAGTTTCTATTTACCGTGTAACTCTGATTATTTTAATCAATGGGGGAAGATTTTTATATTAAGTGCAAAAGAATTTGTCCCGTGGATCAACATACACTGTCATATTTTTGATATGACAGAAAAAGATAAACAGTGGTGTTTAAAACATTCAATAACATTTACTAAAGAAATAACACCAATACAGTATCAAACATTAGAACAGAAAAAAGGTTACTGGGTAAATGTTCGTTTTTGTAGAGTACCTGAAATTTTTGATAATAATACTACAGTAATGTGTGTAGACGCAGACTGTGCAGTTGTAAGTGAAATTACAAAAAAAGAATTTGAAAAAGACACTACAATTGATTGGGTAGTGGTTAGAGAAAAAGGCGAAGGCAGCATAGGTAGTTGTGTTGTATTTGCTGCAAACTGTCCTGCTAGATTTATTGTAAAGGAAAGACTAATTTCAGAAGCATCAAAAGATGACTTTGTATGGTACTTAGATCAACTTACATTTGATAAACTTATAGAAGAAAATGTATTACAGCCATTCCATATGAAATACAGTGATTATCAATGTAGAGATCACAATAAAATATGGACTGGAAAAGGTACAAGAAAATTTAAAAAGAAAAAGAAAAAACGCAAGTACGGTAATGTTGTTGAAGAATATCAAACGCAGTATCCAGAGGAATTTTTGTGAAAGTATTAGTCACAGGTGCAAGCGGCTACATCGGTAGTCATGTATGCAAATTACTTAAAGAAAAAGGTCATACAGTTATAGGTTGGGATACAGAAATCCACAGCGAAACTAATGATGTTAAGGAATTCTGTGACGAGTATTATAACGTAGACGTTACTGGCCAATATGCCGGTGGCGTCTACGATACTATTGTACATCTTGCAGGACGCAGTGTAGTACCTGATAGTTTAAAAGAACCAGCAGAGTATTATAGAGTAAACGTAGGCGGTACAGCAAACTTATTAGCAATGACAACAACACCACATGTAATTTTTGCTAGTACAAGCAGTGCATGGGAAATGGCATCACCTTATGCACGTAGCAAAGTAGCAGCAGAAGATGTAATCAAGGAGAAAGCAGATGGATACACTATCTTTAGATTTTTTAACGTATCTGGTACTGACGGTGTTCATCGTCAACTGGGTGCTCCTACCCATCTTATTCGTGTCGCTGCTATGGTGGCTGCTGGCAAGATTCCAGACCTTAAGATCTTTGGTACAGACTATGCTACTAGGGATGGCACTTGCATTCGTGATTATATTCATGTTATTGATTTGGCTACTGCCATTGTCAACGCCGTTGAGCAAGGACCGGCCAATACACCGTATGAATGTCTTGGTAGCAACGTAGGATACAGTGTACGTGAAGTAATCAATACTATGCAAGAAGTCACTGGTAAAAAGTTAAATATTATCGAAGCACCTCGTCGAGAAGGTGATGCAGTTGCAAGTGTAGTAGATAAATTAAGTAAGTTGGTCACACTAAACAAAAGTATCGAAGATATGTGTTTAGATCAATATAAATTAGAAAGAGGTAAAGTATAATGAAAGGTAGACATAAGTATGTTACTGATGATGATGCATTGCATTTAGGCGGTAATATTGCATCTGGCGATAAATGTACATATTGTACAAGCAGTTGGAAATATATCATTGATACATTTAATATTAAAACTGCAATTGATCTTGGTAGTGGTATGGGGCATGCGGCAAAGTTCATAGCCGAACAAGGTGTCAATATTACAGCAGTTGATGGATTAGAAAAGAATGTTTCAAATAGTTTGGTTCCAGCTATTCAACATGATTTAACTGTAGGACCGTTAAAACACGATAGAGTTGATTTTGTAAATTGTATTGAAGTTGTTGAACATATAGAAGAAAAATACTTAGATAATTTAATGGACAGCCTAACATTAGGTGATTATGTTTTGATAACACACGCTATCCCAGGACAACGTGGCTGGCATCATGTTAATTGTCAACCTAGTGAATATTGGATCGAACATTTCAGTAATCGTGGATATAAATTATTAGAACAAGATAGTAGTATAGTACAAGACTTAGCAGGTAAAGATGGAGCAATACATATTCAAAGAAACGGAATGGTATTTACTAACAAGTAATATTATTGATGTTTCAGATGTAAACAAAATATTTTATAATAAATCGGTTGTACTTGTTGGAAATTCTGCAAATTTATTAGCTAACAAATACGGATATTTAATTGACGATTACGATGTAGTTTGTAGAATAAATCGAGGAATTGAAAATACTATTTACAATCCTATAAGTGCTGGAAGTAAGACAGATATTTTATTTTATTCGATGTGTAGAGTTGATATTATTCCATTAAAAATTGAAAAAAATATAACGTGCATACAAACTACAACCAAATATTCTAATTTTAGACTCAATAACGACACACATTTTTACAATGATATATCACTTAAAACAAAATTAAATCTACCAAAAAAGAAAATTCCATCTACAGGAATTACTGCGATTGATATTATTAATAATGCCCAACCTAAAAAATTTGGTATTTACGGGTTTGACTTTAAAAAGACTCCAACATATTATCATGATACAGAAGAATACAAAAAATCACACCCAGTTCAAAAATCTAAACATTTATGGGAACAAGAAGAGAATTTTGTTATAAATTTAACAAAAGAATTCTCTAATATAACTTTATATCAATAAATTATAACTTTTAAGCCAGTATACTCTTTGTATCATAAACTGCGCACATAAATATCTACATGAAAGTCGTACTAGTAACTGGTGGGTTTGATCCACTACACTCAGGGCATCTAGCCTATTTCAACGAAGCAAAGAAACTCGGCGACAAACTTATTGTTGGCGTAAACAGTGACGAATGGCTTACACGCAAAAAAGGCAGGCCCTTTATGCCCTTTACAGAACGTGTTGCACTTATACAAGAAATGGAAATTGTAGATAAAGTAATTGGTTTTGACGACAGTGACGATAGTGCGTGTCATGCAATTTTTCATACGCTAAGTACACATGGAGACATCAAAGTAATCTTTGCTAACGGTGGAGATAGAACTAACACAACAACACCAGAGTATGCTACATATGGTGATATGCCTAATGTAGAATTTGCATTTGGCGTAGGTGGCGAAGATAAAAAGAATTCAAGTAGCTGGATACTAGACGAGTGGAAAGCACCAAAGACTGAGCGTACATGGGGGTACTACAGAGTGATACACGAATATGATGAACATACTAAAGTAAAGGAATTAGCAGTACCACCAGGTGGTAAGCTATCGATGCAACGTCATAAAGAACGTTCAGAACATTGGTTTGTTGCAGAAGGAACAGCAACAGTATATACTATTAACACACGTAGTACTGATGTAGAAACATTAGGTACATACAATCAACACGAGTCGTTACATATACCTGTAGGAACTTGGCATCAACTTGCTAACGAACA